CGTTTACCCGTGGAGCACTACCAGCAAGCGGACTTGCAGTTGAATACATTCAGATTGACAGCAACACTCTAGACGTAGACAACCAGACACCAGACAACACCGCACTAGCTTTTGGAAACTTGAGCTTTGAAGTTATGTCTGCAGATGTAAAGACTTACGGTGGATACACATCCTTCTCACGTCAATACGTAGAGCGTGCAACCATCAACACTCTTGACCAGGTATTCGCAGGTCTAACAGTCGCATACGCTAATGCAACCAACAAGGTCGTTATCGATGTTCTCGAGGCTCTAAGCTACGCAGGTAAGACATTCGACGCAAAGACCGACGCTTCGACAGTTGCAAAGGGTATCGCAGAAGGTTCTGCTTACATCTTCCAGGCAACTGGCCTACGTCCACAGTTCATCGTGACTGGTGTAGGTTCATACGTTGATCTAGTTTCTATCGGTGCAACCGACGGCAGACTAAACTTCTCCGCAACTGGAGACGGTTCTAACACCATTGGAACTTCAAACATCCCAGGTCTATCTGGTTCTTTGTTCGGTCTTCCAATCATCGTAGATCCACAGCTAGGAACAAACACTTGTCTTCTAGCTAACGCTGCAGCTCTTACTTCATGGGAGTCCGCTGGATCACCTGTTAGATTGAGCTCAAACGACATCACTACACTTACAGACGATGTATCGGTATACGGCTACATGGCCGTTGCTGCACAGCGTCAGGGTGCAATCGTTTCGCTTCTAACCGTATAAGGATCTATAAATGTCCGTGACGTTGGCAGAGTTCCAGGCTTATGTTGGAACCGATGAGACTACATTCCCCCAGGAGTGTTTGACCGCTGGTTCCGCATTAGTTTCGACCTACATTGGAGAGATTGATACCGTTCCGGTTTCGCTCGAAGACCAGGCGATTCTAATAACAAGCTCGGAACTCTTCCACCGTCGCAGCGCTCCTAACGGTGTTGCTCAATTTGCTAGCTTCGATGGTGCTCCCATCCGAGTAGCCAAGGATCCTATGAACGCGGTTTACCCGTTGCTTCAAAGATACGTAGGCTATGCAGTATGAGCGAGATCAACGCCACTAAGGTCGAGTTCAAACTTGAATTAGCGGACGCAGGATTGAATGTTCTGGAATACATCCCGGAGCGAATCACTCCTCCAATCGTTATCATCAACTCCGCACAGCCTTACTTGCAGACAGCACAGTTCGGCGAATGGAGTCTAGGACTTGAAATAGTTTTGGTAGCTTCTACCGCGACTAACAAGAAGGCAACGGAAAATCTAGACCAGCTCATCGAGGATGTTCTGAACGCAATCGAACCTTTGAAATACGTTCGTATAACTTCGGTAAACCAGCCTTACAATCTACAAACAAACAACGCCGAGTATCTGGCAGCGAACTTGTTCGTCCAGCTCGACTTAACACTTTAGAAAGGGAGTTAGCTAAATGCCTGCTTCTACAAGAATCAAAGCTCAAAACATTCTATTCAAGTTTGGTGCTACCGAATACGCCTGCGACGCAAACATGGTTGAACTAACCCTAGGAGATGCTCCTGGAGACGTTCAGACATTCTGCGAGGTAAGAGTTGGCGGCCAGTGGTCACTACAACTTGACGGAATTACTTCTGGAGATTCATCCAGCCTTTACCGTGTCCTTTGGGACAACTTTGGTGCAACCGCAAACTTCACCATCGCTCCTAACGGAAACGCAACTCCATCATCAAGCGAACCTCACTACACCGGAGTCGTTACATTCGACCAGCTACCTCCACTAGCTTTGGTTAGCAACGAGACCTCCGTGTTTAGCGTTACCTTGACCGTCAAGAGCACTCCTCACACTCCTGCTTCTGACATCTACTACGGAGTTACAGTAGACGCAACAGCTTAATCATGGCTGAAGGAGTTAAGGTTGTCGGCCTAAACGAAGCTATTCGAGCCCTTAGAGCTATTGGAGTCCCGTCCGCCGAAATCGGACAGGCATCCCAAGAAGCCGGAGAGATCGTGGCTAGTTCAGGCCGCACCTTAGTTCCAGTTCGCAGCGGAAGATTACGCTCAACAATCAAAGCTAGAAAAGTAGCTAGAAAAGTTGTGGTTAGTGCCGGAAACAATTCAAGCGTTCCCTACGCTAACCCAATACACTTTGGTTGGAACTACGATCGGAAGAACCTCCAGGCTAAGAACATTAGACCTAGGCCATTCTTTACCAATGCACTAACTCGGACTAGAAGTCAGGTTTACAAGGCCTTCTTTGATAACATGGAAAAGCTATTCCAGAAGTATTCAAACCGAACACCATAAGGAGAACACAGAATGAACAAATTTGATTTTGAGAGTTTGACTCTCGAAGAAGTTGAAGTCATCGAGAACTTGACAAACCTAAGTATCGATGAAGCGTTTCAAAACGGTAAGCCTAAAGGCAAAGCCCTATCCGCTTTTGTTTGGGTAGTCCTGAAAAGGGATAACCCTAACTACAAAATGGAAGACGCTAAAAAAGTAAGTTTGAAGGACGCTCTTGGCATGATCAAGGGTGATGAAGAAAAAAAAGAATAAGGGAGCTATCCGCTAAACGCATGGCGGAGTTCTGTCGGTTCTTCAACGTGAGTCCGTCGGAATACAAAGCTCTAACTATGGGCGAGTATTTGGCGTTCATACAAACAGTCAAAAAGGATTAGCATGGCCGGAACCTTAGCTCTAAACGTCGAGATTCTTGGAGAGTTCAAGAAGCTTACTACCGCTACCCAAGGGGCAGCTGGTCAGCTTGAAGGCCTAAACAAAACTACAAGCGCAATCTCCAGCGGAATGATAAAAGCTCTTGGAGCTATCGGTGTTGGTTTCTCTCTAGGCTTTATCAAAGACCAGTTCGAGCAAGCTGCTAAGGCTGCAGTCGAGGATGTCAAGTCCCAGCAACTTCTAGCTATTGCTATGGAGAACACTGGAAAAGCAACCGCTGCAACCGTAGCAGAAGCCGAAGCATCCATAAAGGCTATGCAGCTTCAAACGTCCGTAGCCGATGACATTCTAAGACCAGCATTCCAGAAGCTGTTTATAGCAACCGGAAACGTTACCGATTCAAACCGATATCTTCAAATTGCATTAGATACTTCCGCTGCAACTGGTAAAGACCTAGACTCCGTAACGCAAGCCATGGCTAAGTCTTTGGCAGGTCAAGACACCGCTCTTCTAAAGCTCATCCCTTCCCTTCGAGGAGTCGAAGATCCACTAAGCGAACTAGAGAAGACTTTCGCTGGAGCTGCAGAAGCGGCTGCCGATACAGATCCTTACCAGCGCATGAACATTATCTTTGGAGAGATGCAAGAGCAAGTTGGAATGGCCTTGCTTCCAATCCTGAACGAATTTTCTGATTGGCTTGCTACCCCAGAAGGTCAGGCTAAGCTCCAAGAGATTGTGGACGGCATAGTTGCAATTATTGAAGAAATGATTGAAGCCGTGAAATGGGTAGACGCTAACAAGGATTGGTTACTTCCGATGGTCGCTGCAATCGGTGGAGTCACCGCAGCTTGGAACTTAGCAACCGCAGCCGTAAATGGTTTCAAGGTCGCAGCGGGTATTGCTGCATTCGTCAGCGGTTCTGCCGTGGCAACAACTGGAGCCGTATTAGCAGGATCTGCAACTGGTGGATTTATGGAAGGTCAGCAAGTAATTCAAAACGCTGAAATCCTTTCTGGTGGAACAAGATTTGAAGAAGGTCGTGGCTTATTCGGTGGAGCATTCCAAGCACCAGCACCAGTAATCAATAACAACATAACCGTTAGAACCGATGCAACCGCTAAAGAGATAGCCGACGCAATAAACCGAGCTAACCGGGCAAGTGGAACGAACCTAATTAGAGCGCGATGATTCCTAACTTTGCTATTGATCAGAACCTAAAGGTCGAGTTTCTAACTCCGGACGAAGAAGGCAACTCCTTTCTTCTTGGAATTAGCTTGCTTGGTGGAACCGATGTTCTTGGTGGCTTTGGAGAGTTCACTCTTGGAGTATCCCTTCTAGGTGGAGATGATGTTCTTGCTCCTAGCTCCGGTCTAAAGTGGCAGGAAGTTACATGCTCCGTTGCGAGCGCAAGCATCTCTGTTGGTGGATCTCTTGAAGACTCCGTAAACTTCCAGCCAGAACCAGCCACGGCTAACCTGGTTCTTCAAAGCTATGAATTAGATCCAACGGTAAACCAGAACATTCGAGCCAACACTAAGTTCCGGGTTCACCTAGAGAGCGATGAAATTGACCGCATTCTGTTTCAAGGTTTCATCGACACTATTGACGTGACCTACTTCCCAGATGGGCCGAACGTTATTCAAATCACAGGCTTCGATGCTTACAAGTCTCTGGTAAACTCTCGATTCGCAGTTTGGGACACTACCAGCTATGGAACTCACATCCACATAGACGAGGTCTGGGAGCTAATTGGTATCGAGAGCGGTCTAGGTTTATCGCCAGAGTCTTACCACGTAGGAGGTCAGATTCCAGTAGTTGATGAAACCAATGTTTTAGTCAGTGGCATAGTAAACGAAGCTCTCCAAGTTGGTAACGGTTTAGTTTGGCTAGATCAGGATACCGAAGAACTTGTAGTTATCCATCGAACTGGAGTCCAGGCTGGAACCCCAACGACTTACATAATTGGCAACAATCACGGAGACGATTACCATCTCTGCATGAGCGAGATAAATGTCTTCTCCGACGCGGACGCGGTCTATAACTCCTTGACAGTTTTTCTAGAGTCCGACCCAACAATCTTTACAGTCCGAAAGGATCAAGATTCTATTGATCTATACGGCGAAGCAGCTATTGACGTAACACTAAACACCACAACCCTTGCACAGCTAGACAACTGGGCAGACCGGGTATTCAATCACAGATCAGCAAACCAAGTGAACCGGGTTCAAACTCCTTCAATCGATAGGCTTGGAGACTTGACAAACGCAGCGGTGTTTACACCGGGAATGACGGTAGGTGTCAGCTATACTAATACCCAGCTAGACATCGTCGGATACTACACTATAATCAAGGTCTCTCATCGCATTGATCCAGATAACTGGTTCACGACACTCGAACTATGGAAGGAAGCCTAGTGGCTTACAAAGTATTTACAAATGGCTCGGTGCTCCCGGCCTCAGACCTCAACACGTATCTAATGGATCAATCGGTTATGGTATTTAGCAGCTCCGCAACTAGAGCCGCAGCTCTTACAGCTCCGGTCGAAGGAATGCTTACCTGGCTAGAAGATGTGAACCGTTACGAAAACTACAACGGAACAGCTTGGGTTGCTCTTGGCAGCAGTGCTTTAGAGTTTATCAAGGCAGACACAATCGGATCGGGAGTAAGCTCTCACGTTTGGACAGGAACTTTTAGCTCTACTTATGACTCTTACAGAATTGTAGTTTCTGGTGGAGTGGCCAGCACAGCAACAAGACTTAGACTTCAACTAGGAACTGATACCGCAAACCACAACTCAAACGCTTTTACAGGTAACTATACGACTAATGGGTTAACTGGTTCTGTTGCAGGTAACGTTGCTTACTTTGATTACATTGGAGCTGCAACCACAAGCACAATCTCCGGAATCATTGACCTTGAGGGACCATTTATTGCTAAGCAAACAATGATGACCTCAACTGGTGAAAAGAATGGAACTGCTGGCTCAACTGGTGGAACTGGCTCTGTCACAACTGGAATCCACACAGCTGCTACTAGCTTCACAACTTTCAACATCAAACCAGCTAGCGGAACTATTACAGGCGGAACTGTTGCCGTCTATGGATACAGGAAGGCATAATGACTAATCCACTAATCGGAATTGACGGAATCGTTCGGGAAATGAACGAAGAAGAATTAGAGAATCATCTAATTACCCAAACTCAAAGTGACTCTATTGAAGCAGAAGTTAAAGCCAGAGAAAAAGCTAAGAAATCTGCACTTGCTAAGTTAGCTGCACTTGGTCTAACAGAAGCAGAGATCGCGGCTCTATAACATGGCCGAGGAAACTACTTCGGTTCGCATTACCCAGGCCGACATCTACAAGAAGCAACTCGAACACGGCGAGATTTTGATTCAAGTTCTACAGAAGCTAGATCACCTAGACGATGTTCCAGACCGTCTAAGAGAAGTTGAACTTACACTAGCCAGATTATTCTGGATTGAAAGAGTTGCTTACGCAGGACTCGGTGCAGCACTAATCTCAATGATTGGTTTATTTACTACAACGATTGGAGCCTTCTAATGGCAAGCGTTCAGAATAACTTCACCATAGACGCAGGTGCAAAGTTTACTAGGCAATTTACTTACTTGCTAAATGGATCGGTAGTAAACCTAACTGGCTACCTTGCAAGAGGACAAGTTCGTAAGTCTACGTTTGCCCCTTTGGTGGTTGAGTTTATTCCAACTATTACCGGTGGAACTTACGTTATAAACATGACCTTGACTACAGAACAAACAGCATTACTTCGAGACTCTAACTATGTCTACGCAATCGAGGTTTACAATGACTCGACCGGGGACGTTGCAGTCGTAAGTCATGGAGTAGTAACCGTAAACCAAAGGATCGTAAGATAATGGCAGCTTGGATTAGACCAGTAGAAGGCAAGATTACAGACAGCTTCGACGGACATCGAGGACGCACTAGCCCACCATCGAGAAACCCTGGTATCGATTACGGAGTCTCAATGGATACTCCAGTCAAGGCAATAGCGGATGGAATCGTCTCCGGCACAGTTCAGACTATTAGCGGAGCTGGAGGTCGCATGATCTTCTTATCATTCCCGACCGGACACAATGCAGACTATCTTCACTTATCAAAAATCCTGGTGCAAAAGGGACAGTCAGTAAAGCAAGGAGAAGTTATTGGCTACTCCGGAGGTTCTGGCTTTGGATCTAACACAGCCTACGGCGCTCACTTGCACCTATCCTTCCGAATGGGCGGTCAGCCTACAATGGCAGCCGGAAACCTAGACTTCGAGAAGATGCTAACTAGCACTCCAGTTGAGAAGCCTGTAGCAGAGAAGAAGCCATCAAAGCCTAAGAAGGCTGCTAACACTTACACCGTGGTCAAAGGTGACACACTAACCAAGATAGCCAAAGCGCATGGATCTACAGTCGCAGAGCTAGTCAAACTAAACAAAATCAAAGACAAGAAC